CGATGGTGCTTGCAGCATTGGTGATTTTGGGAGTTGTGTGGACAAGAGATCTCTCGAGATGATCGATCTTGGCTTCGAGTCGGACCAAAGGTTTGGGAATGGACTTCACCTCTTCGGAGTAGTCGCCTCTGCCCTTGAGAGAGCGTCGACGACGTGATTGTTGTTGTTGTTTTGTCATTGTGTATGGGGTGCCACCAAGAGGAGTGGGACTGTCCATGAGATCGATCCTGAGAGGAGCCGTGCAGTCTCTCGGCGTTTTGGTTAGCACGGAAGTATTAAGTCTTTCGACACCGTTTTGGTCCTTAACGATCTCACCCCATTCCTCGCTTTACTCTACTGTCCCATCACGCGTCTCATGTATCGAGCCTCTTGGGCTCGTAACTTGAGTGCACGGTGACGGCTTTCCTTCTCCTCCTGCGCATTGGCACGAGAGATTAGGAGTAGAGAAGCGGCGAGGCGACGCTCTTCCCGATCGCGACGGATTCCTTCGGATAGTTGAGGACTAACAAGTCCAGCAAGTAGGGAAGGATCCTGCAAGATCGAGGAAAGGGGATGAACTTCGAGTTCCCATACCTCCTTCCCCTGAGTGTCGTAGGAGTCAGTTTGCACTAACTCGTAGCTCTCATGGAGTTCGAGGAGGGTAGGCAGAGGTACCAATTCGGGAGAAGGATCTGGGATCTTCTCGGTGACTGGAACGTTGGGGTCGAAGGTGACGATGTTGAAGGGGAAGACGTGCATCTCCTCCACAGGATGGAGTTTGTGATGTTGGTGCTTCGCTCCACGGAGGATCCGGTTTAACTCGGAGTTCTTGAGACGACACATCGGAGCCAAGAAGGCCTCGGACATGTCGCCGTAGGACTGAGCCAACGGAGTCGAGTGGATGACCGTCGTATCCGCGAAGAGTTCTTCACCCGGACCTAGAGGACCGACGCCGGCGAGTCTTGTGTAGACATGACCAGGTCGATTTCCAAGTGACGCCTTCTTTTCAGAGAGGGTCAGGTAGGTGAAGGGGAGAAGAGGATGGTCGGAAGGCGTCGAGTGGACAACCTTCTGGGCACTCTCGAACAGTCGATGTGCGAGAGCCCGTTGGGGTTCGTCATACCTGACTTCCACACCGCGAGGGATAGGGAAGCCGAGTCCACCCAACATGGGGTGGGCATAGAGGTTGAGGGTGACGTTGCCAAACTTCGTTTGTTGAAGGATCTCTCCCTTGTGGTAGTCGAGGAAGAAGTTGGACATCTTGGCGGGATACATCGCTCCAGAGGTGGAGGCGGCGTACCAACCGTTGAGGGGAACCAACTCGGTCTTTTCCTTCGCAGTCTTCGTCTGTCCGATCAAGAGTCCTAGGTTGGCGAAACCATGGACTTGAATCGAACGAGACGTCGTGCGGAAAAGAAAAGTGTGTTCCGGCAACTCCTCGTAGTCCGCCCAGCTCATACCCGAAGGTACGATAGACGGGGTCATAGGAGGAAGTGGCCGGGAACCGACGAAAGTAATGGGGAGAGAGTTAATGGTGAGACAATCCTTGTGGACGAAGTTCTTTCCGAGAGAGAGCTTGAAGCCTAAGGTCTCGACAGCCTGAAGCCATCGAGAGTACTCAACTTTGTTGGCGCGGAACAAGATGTCGTCCCCGTTGATCAACACAGGAAGGCGCTTAAGGGACATACGTCCATTGAGAATCCTTTCTTGGATCGACGGTTCAAGAGTCTTGAAGTACGTGTAGAAGTTGAGGACGCAGAGGAAAGGGAACGAGATGACGGACCCCATCA